CGGAAATCCGTATCCCAACACCGTACTGTCTATCAACAAACTGACCCATGGTCATAGTTGTTGGATTAGATCTCCGAGTGTTGAGAGCGGTAGGACTGGAATCAGTCCTACGGGAGGTACCTCGAGAGGTACGAGTGGTACCTTTACGAGGTGCCGCGTTGTTCTTCTTAGAACGTGGAAGTTTTCGGGACTTTCCTTTCCCTTTTCTGTCAGACATGGACTCCCCGTGACATCGAAACCAGATAGGAGGGTTCACTGAGTCAAACTCAGGCCACACCCCATCGGGCGCTCGAGCGGTATTGTTCCGCCGGCGACTGTTCATCATGTTTCATAAACCCGTGCAGTCTGTAGACCTTCGAGCACAATAAAGTGCCTTGGTACGCAATTACACAGATGTGAGACCCCAATCATTTAGATTGGGTAAGCGTTTTGGGTACGATCCAGCCAAAGCTTTCAGATCGTTGAAACAAGACTCCATAACAATTCCACACTCCCTGACATGTTCTAGGTTCTACCTTATACATCATCAAGTGCGAACTTCTCTATTTGCACGCCTTCCAAGACAAATGCTGAACGCGGAGCCCTCACGGGACGCGAAGGACCTCACGGTCCACCCCTCACGGGTCAGTAAATGACAAGTTAGGGTAGCTGATCAGGCTACGTCTTACTGTCGTCATAGAGAACTACTCACGTGTAGTCACGAGTAAGTTTACCGACATTACTAGGTCGACGAGGAGTTCAAAATCTTAAGAAAATTCTGAGAATGACATATGTTCCCTAATCAGGGGAGACAACCGTTACGCTTTTATAGGGAAGCTCATCAATGAGATCACCTTTCAGCGGGGGGTGCCGAAGCACCCGTCTTAGAACAGAACCACTCAACTTTTTCCAACATGTACTTCCATCAGGATCGAGCCTTTTCCACCCAATCGGACCCTCATTGCGCATATCATTTGTGTGCTCACGGGTACGTTCGTGGATTCGATCAAGGAAGTCCTGGCGCGCCTCAACAGTGAGGCCAGGCAACCAGGTCGATTCGACATCTTCTTCCTCATCTTCGAAAGGGAAGGGTTGAGGAAGGAAATTCGCGTAATCGAACAAATCAGGACCAAAGTCGTCATCAGAAACACGAGTCAGGGGTAACCATTGGTCGCCCTCATCAGCCTCCCGGACAAAATGACTAGTCCGGAGGATACGCTGCTGTGACAGGTAATCTGCATAACGCCTCTGCCAAAGAGAGACATGGTAACTCGCCCCATAGGGCTTGAGTCCTAATCCACCACGACTAATCGGGAGGAACAACGCCAATTTCTTCTGCGTTACTTCCTCAACCTTAGTCAAGTTGTAGCTCATAAAACGTCCCAATGTCCGGTCCGGGTTAAAAGAACCACGCAGACACAAATCAAGGGAAACTACAACAGGCGGAACTTCTTCAGCCTTGTCATCAATACCACCAACTTGGGCGGGACTGACGCGGGCAACCCTGGATCTACCCAAAAGGAGACCAGACGCGAAGTAGGGAAGATGGCACTTGCCAGTCTTCTGCCATTGAGAGTCAAAGAGTTCTGAATTAATAATCATGAACCTCCTATGACAATAGTTCTTTCCAACCGATTTAACAAACCCAAAGACCGACAAATTGTCGGACCAACGTTTGTAGCGTTCTTTTGTACAAGAGAATGCGATATCGTCACCATTCACGATAATCGGAAGCACCTTTTGAGGATAGGGGCGATCCCAATCAGGGTCCGCCACTAAGTCATAAGTGTTGAAGAGAGATATCCAAGCACAGATGCAGTTAGCCATACACAGAATTGGAAAGCTCAAAGGAGAGCCCATCAATTGACCAGTGGCCTGAACTACATCAGGGATACCCATTTTCTTGGGGTAACTGACAACATGCTCATAAAGCACTTTACGTGCTAAGTAGCATAACTCATGAGCTTCCTGAGAGTCCTCGCAATCAAGCGTAAGACGAAACAGGACACGCTCAAAGATTGTCTTTGTGACAGCAATCTTTAAATTATCAGTTGC